CGTCGACTTGGATGCGGCACGGGCGGTCGGTGTCGTCCGCCGCGGTCACGATCGAGCCGCCAGTGTCTCGCGTCGCCACCCCCGGCGTCGTGATGACCCCTGGATAGAACGGCGCGACCCGAGCAGCGATGCGGGCGTAGGCGGCGGGAATGTTCACCAGCAAGGCAGCCCGTACGGCTCGACGTAGCCGACCAGCATCGGGCCGCCGTTGTGCCGGCGCTGCATCGACGCGAACTCCTGGCCGTACAGCGTGGCATCGTAGCCGCTCGACAGGGACCGGTTCGCCGCCGCCTCGGTGGTCGAGATGGAGAACGATCCTGATCGGAAGCTGGTCACGCCCGCGGGAAGGTCGCTCTCGTCCGCTTCGAGCCCGGCGACGCGGTTCACGCTCATCCAGTGCGCGGCGTACGCGAAGGCGCCGGTTTCCTCGTCCTGGCCCCAGCCGGTGACGTAGCGCGCGGCATCGTCGAGCCAGTATTGGATCGTTTCCTCGCTGACCGCGGTGAAGGCCGGGTAGCGGATGCGGAAGGTGGTGGGGTCGATGGCCATCAGGTGTTGATCCTCACGAGGCGGCACGGGATGGAATACGATCCGCCGAGCACGATGGCGGGCGTGGTGACGGTCACCTGGAGGGTGTTTGCGGCCGTTGCGACTACGTCCGCGAGTGCGTAGCCAACAGGCGTCGCTCCGGTCGGGAACAGCAGGTAGTTGCCGCCCGTCACCACACCGTAGGCGGGTGGCACGGCGACGGTGACCTTCCGTACCCCCGCGAGGATGGCGATCGTGGCCGTCTCGGCGACGGTCACGGTGCCGAGCAGCGTGTTGGAACTGGCCGGTGCCTTGGCGAACTCACCGTCGAGATAGGCCTTCAGCAGCGCCGCGCTGGCGAACCCCGTGCCGTCCTTCTTCGCGTACTCGCTATACACCGACTGCGAGAGCCGGAAGTCGCTCAGCGTCAGCACGTGGACGCGGTCGCCGTCGAGGATCGCCTTCAACGAGCGGGGCGGGGCAGGCAGGGCGCCGTCGATCTGGATGGCGTCGTTCTCGTACCAGAACCGGATCATGGCGCTTCGTACCCGATGGCGTAGAACTCGGGGCTCGTCTCGATGACGGTCATGGGCACGTTGCTCGTCAGCATGATCTTGCCACCGTTGGTCAGCAGCGAATTGCGCACCGGGAAGATGAAATCGGCACGGATGGCCTCGACGGCACCGACCGGAGCGGTAATCGCCATGTTCTTGCCGCCTACCTCGATCGCGCCCGCCTGGATCGCGACGCGCAGCACACCGCCGAGCTGATCCGGCACGACGCGCACGGCCATGCTCATCATCATCAGGTCGTAGAGCGCGCGCCCGCGGATGACCTTGGCGGTGTTATCCCAGAACTCGTGACCGGCGAACGGGCGGTTGAGCCTGACGTTGGCCCCCGACGCCGACAGGTTGCGCGCGAGCTGGTACGGCTGCCCAACGGGTAGGATCGTCTTGATCCCCGCCGCGAAGTCCAGGTCGGTATAGTCGACGAACCCGCCGCCATACTCGGTGAAGCTGCGCTGATCGGCCGCGAGCTGGGTCTTGAGCGCGTCGAGCTCGGCTTGACCCGGAAGTTCGCGTAGCACGCCCGCGCTGTCCCGGTAGACCGGCACCCCCGCGACCGTCAGTTCACCCGCCACACGCACCTCCTACGAGAAAGGGCCGCCGCACCGGAGTGAAGCGGCCCCGCTCAGTCCTTCGCCGCCGGCGTCACTTGGCCGGCTTGGTCGCCTTCTCGAGGTCCGCGGTCAGCGCCTCGATCTTCTTGCCCTGCTCGGCGACGATCTTCTCGAGGTCGGTATTGCGGGCGGTCAGCGCCTCGACCTGATCGGCGTTCTCGTCGTCGGCCGGCTTGGCGCCGAGGTCGGGCAGCGGCTCAGCGATGCGGGCCGGGTCGATCGACACGGTCTCGCCGGGCTCGATCCAGACGATCTCGCTCGGGGAGTCCTTGTCCTTCGGCTTCAGCGTCACGCCGCGCGGGCCCGGAGCGTAGTTGGTGTACTTCTTCATGGCGTTAGATCCCGTCCCGATAGGTCATCGCCTTGGGCAGCCGGACCTCGGTGCCGCCGACGTTCATGATGCCGCCGACCGAGTAGGTCATGTCCGACGCCTGGCGCGGCTGCAGGAAGGTGTGATCGCCGGGCAGGTGGAACTGCGCCACCTGGCGGTCATTGTCGTACGCGATCATGCGGTCGGTGCCGCTCGCGCCGGCGCCCGCCAGCTCGCGGATGTTCGCGAAGTTGATCGTGCGCCCGCCCGCCGCGTTGTCGCCGCGGATGAAGTCGATGATGCGGCCCGAACCGTCGGTCATCCGCGTCTGCTCGATGTAGCGCAGCTTGGCGGTGGGCAGCGCCACCGTGGTTGCCGTGTGCGTCTCGCCGGTCTGGGTCTCGACCGCGTTGACCGCGCTCCAGATGTCCGAACTGATGACATCGGGCGTCTTGTTCTGCCAGGCCGTGGTCGAGCCCGTGCCGGTCGCGGCGACGTTGGCGGCGGGCACGTTGGGATCGTTGATGAGGCCGGTCCACCCCTTCTCGGAGGTGGTAGCGCCCGGCGTGCGACCGGTCATCGCGACGGAGCGCTTGAACACCTTGGCGACGATCGTGGCTTCCTCGGCCTTCTCCGAGCCGAGCGCGCGGCCGAGCTTGGCGGCACGCTGCATCTCCTGCACCGTCCACTCGTAGCCAATACCGGCGAGGTGGTAGCCGCGGCTGTTCTGCTCGTTGAGCTGGCCGGCATAGGGCATGTCGAAACCCTTGCCCGAGAGGAACTCGGCGCGGCCGGCCATATCCCGACTGTAGAACACCGTGCCGACGTCCCACATGTCGCCGTCCTCGTTGACGAAAACGAGGCCGTCGAGATCGAAGTTTGGATAGCGGCGCTGGTAGACCTCGCTCTCGATCCGCCATAGCTGCGGCGTGAGGAAGGCGATGCCGACCTGCGCGTCCGAGTAGAACGCGTCGATGCGATCGGCGAAGGTAGCGGCCTGGAGCGCGTCGTGCGCCTTCCATCCGGCCAGATCGACCTTGCCCGTGGCGGCGTCGTAGAACTGCATGGTCATGTTCCGGCGCCCCCTTAGCGCTTGGCCAGCTTGGCGAGGCCCGCCGCTGCCGTCGAAGTGTCGAAGAACCAGCCCGTCAGGATGGTGTTGCTCGTCGAGACATTGGTCAGCAGGCCGGCGCTCGTGACGTAGGCCTGGTCGCCCTTGGTGACCGCGACGCTGGCATTTACCCAGATCACGCCGAGCGTCATGATCGGCACGCTGGCGTACTGCGGAAAGGCGTCCGGCGTTGCGCCGGCGAGCAGCCCGAGCGTCTCGTGCGCGATCGCGATCCCGAGGAAGCCGGCGCCGACCGTGGCGGTGCAGCCGTGGTCACCGGTGCCGCGGAAGACGGGACGACCGAAGGCGAGCGATGCCGCGTCCTCGTTGGTGCGAGTGATGCGGTTGCTGGTCTCGGCGTTGGCGACCATGCCCGCGAAGCCGGGGGCGACCTGGTCGGTGTAGGTGGTCTGAAGAACGGCCATGATCGTGTCCCCTCAGGCGGCGTTGCGGTTGCGGCGGATGGTGTCGCGCACCGAGGCGCCGTCGCCGAAGTTGACCGGCGCGCCGATCGGCACGACGCGGGCGTTGGCATCGTCGACCTTCACGCCATTGGTCAGCGCGTCGAAGGCGACCGAATACTGATCCGCCGTATAGGCCGCCGCGGTCGAGCCGAGCTTGGCGTCGACCACCGCCTTGCGGATCGCGGCCTCGTCCATCGCGTCGGTGAAGGTGACGCCCATGGCGCGCGCCTTGTCGCAGACGATGCCGAACTGCTTGGCCGCGTCACGCAGCTGCGCCGGGGTAGGCTTGGCCGCCTCGAGCTTCGCCTTGTCGGCCGTCAGGGTGGCGATCGCCGCGTCCTTGGCCGCGATGTCCGCCTGGAGCGTAGTCACCTGACCCGTCGCGGCGTCGCGGGCGGCCAGGATCGTGGCGATCGTCGCCTGCGCCGTATCGGCGTTCGAGATATCGACGGTCAGACCGTCAATCAGCATCGTCTTCACTGGACGGTCTCCGTTGTTGAGGTGGTCGAAGAGGGTGGAAGGGATCGACTCGCACGTCGCCGCATCGCCGATCCGGCAGGACGAGCCCGCGCGGCCGCGGTCGACGATGGCGACGTGGTTGCCGGCGATCGAAGCCTGGCGGACCGGGCAGGGCTCGCCGTTCGGCCCTTTGAAGTCGCCGAACTCGAGCGCCGCGCTGTAGCCGTTGGACAGCTCGACCTTGCCTGCGTCGACCTTGGCGATCGTCGCCTGATCCATGACGAGGAGGTCGAAGGCGAGGTGATCGCCGTCGCGGATGGCGCCCATGACGACCCCCCGGCCATGGTCACGCCAGTTGGACGCGGTCACCGCCTCGGCGGGATGATCGTCGGTGATCGGCTTGCCGATGAACGACCGGACCGAGCGCGCGTCGAATACCGTGTCGTCGTCGCGCAGGACGTTGACGCTCGCCTGGTCCCGCAGCCCGTGGGCATTGTCGGGATCGACCTCGCGTCCGGAGTACTGATAAACGCCCGTCCTGGCCGCCTTGGCGCGCACCGCCAGATAGCCGTCCTGCGTGCGGCGAGGTGCGTCGAGCGTAAGGCGGTCCATGAACACGCCAGCATCGATATGCGGGCTAGACGAGGGCGATTACCGCCGTCAGGATGAGGGTATGTCAGAGATCAGCATCCGCATTTACATCAGGGACGACCAAGGCCGCGCACACGACAACAGCGAGGACTTCGGTCTTGAGGACTTCGCTGGGCATCTACCTGCGATTGGAGATACGATCCTGGACCCTGGCGTTCTCGGCGGCCTAGATCGCTCAATTGCGGAAAACAGGCGTATTTGGACTGTACGAGAGCGCATTTTCAATCCACGCGACTTGAAGGACTACGTTGTTCTCGTGGTTGAAGAGCGGCCTGGAACTAGGAACGATAGCTGGGCCTATTAAGCCCAGACGATCACCCCCCGCGACCGGCACCCACAATACGGAGGCCGCCCCGGCATATCGTTCCGCTCGGGCTCGGCCGCGACCGTCTTCCCGCCGACCTCAGTGCCCACCACCGCGGGGTCGCTCGAGTAGAGGTTGCCGTCGCGCTCTCGGTGGGTGGTGCGCGGGTGCCGCTTCCTGGAATGCACCCACTCCCACGTCGATAGCCCCGCCTGCTTGCGCCGCTCGTCCGCCAGCCCCGCCGTCAGCTTCTGGAGCTGGTCCGCGGCAATGCGCTGCGATCGATCCCGCGCCATGCCGGTAGCCTCGCGGATCGCCTTCGCCACGTCGCGCGCCGGGGTGCGGTTCTGGAGGCCGGCGAACACCGCGTTGCCGATCCGCTGCGATGCTTGCGCCGACACGTCGCGGATCAGCGCCAGGTTCCAGTCGAGCACCTGCTGCAGCGTCTCGGCGACGTCGCCCACGGTCAGCAGCGTGTCGAGGTCGACGCCGGTCGCGGACAGGACGGCGCCGCGCCATTTCGCCCGCTGCCACCGCTCGGTCCGCAGCGTCCAGTCGCGCAAGCCGGGCTGCAGCTCGAGGAGCAACCGCAGGAAGTCGTTGCCGATCGCCTCCAGGATCGACGCGAGGTCGGCGGAGGAGTCGGTGGTGAGGGCGGAGAGAGACCGCTCGTATTCGGCGACGATGCGGTCAGTCGCGCCCTGCCACAGCGACACGATCGGGAGGTATGCCGTGCGGTAGAGGTCGGTCGCCAGCGTCGCCGGCGGGATGATGTCGCGGAAGGTGGTCGACTTGCGCCGCGGGTTTCGGGCGCGGCGTGCGAGGGCGGGCAGGTCGATGTTCACGGGTCACGCTTGGCGGATGACGCGGATGCCGGCTGCTTCGGCCCGGCGAATCATGTCAGCTGTTCCACGACCACCCGCAAAGGCGACGACCAGGTCCGGCTTGCCCTCATCAATCATGCGCTGATTGCGGATCGGACCAGCGGAGCGGCCATGGGTGCGCCAGTCGGCGCGGTAGCGATCAACGGCAACGGTAGGATGGTGGACGTCATCGTACGCCCAGTCGAGCGCCAAGGTGTCCGCACCCGTCGCGCAGCCGCTGATGATGCAGCCGATGGGATGCTCGAGCGCGATGCGGTCTAAGGTGTGGTACACCGCGCGCTTGTCGGCGTAGTCGCGACCACCGCACACGAGCACTCGGATCAACCGCCTAGCCCTTCTGTCACCTTGTCATTCGCGGCACGACGCGCGGGGGCGCTTCCATCGCCACCCGCCGCCGGCTGAGATGCAGGATCACCTCCTTTCGCCTGGAGCGCCGAGGGGTCGCTCCCGTCGTCGTCAGGGTTGAGGCCGAAGCGCTCGGCTTCGGGAATGGCCGCGAGGGCACCGTCGAGACCGGGGATCCACTCGCGCTCGCTCATGAGGTTCTGCAGCCCCTTGGCGAACGCCTCATCTGGGATGGCCCCGGTCGCCTGCAGCTTCTCGACCGCGTTCATCGTGGTCAGGAAGGTGTCGGCGTCCTCCTTCTCGGTCGGCGCCCAGAGCGGGGCCCAGCGCCACGTCACCTCGGTCGGCTTGGCGACACCGGCGGAGGCGAGCAGGATCGGGTCGAGTTGCTCTAGGCACGGCCGCGTCTCGAGCTGCTGGCCCGCGGACACCGCCTTCGCCCAATTCTGGTCGTCGTAGGAGCCGGTCGCGTTCATGCCCGCGGGCGAGCGACCCATGAGGCGCGTGAAGGGGATGTCGGCGACCGCGGCGACACGCTGGTCGAACGCGTCCATCATCGCCGGGATACCCGCCCACGTGACCTGGTAGTCGTCGATCGACTCGCCACCCGACGAATTGCCACCGCTGTCCTTGGTCGGGAGCGCGTAGACCGACGCGTTCAGCGTGTTCTCGCCCTCGGCGATCAGCGCCACCCGGCTGGCGAGCTGCGCCTTGCCCTCGGCCGTCGCGGTGAAATCCATGAGGTTGGAGATGCCGACCCGAAGCAGCTTCGCCTTGCGCACGAGCTCGGCGAACCACCGCTGGGCGCTGTCGCTGTTCTCGACCTCGCGCAGCACCCGCATCATCCGCGACGTGCCCCAGAACCGCTCCTCGTCGTTGACCATCGCGCCGGCGGGTAGCGGTTGCCCGCGGAAGCAGACGACCCGCGACGGGTGGATGTCCACCGGTTGCCCCTTGGCTTGCTGCACTCGGAAGAAGCGCGGCCATCCGTAGGTCGGGCTGGTCATGTCCTGGTCGATGTCGACGAGCTGCAGCTGCCACCGCGACACGACGTTGACGGCCGCGATGCCGCCAGGGCGAACGACGCCGAGTTCCTGCGACGGCGTGCCGGGCGCGGCCAGGATCAGCGCGCCGCCGCCAATGCCACGCAGCACCTCCGCCGCCTGGACCTTCGCCTTCAGCCCGAGACGGCGCTCTTCGGCCTCGATCTTAGCGATGTCGTCGCCGTCGGCCTGCCAATCGCGCCACTCGCGGACGCGGTCCTGCGCCGGGATGTCGATCACCTTCGCGAGGAGGCCGGACGACTGATACGCCGCGTAGGCGAGCTGGTAGTTGAGCACGCCGGGGAGGGCGGCGACGTTCTGCTGGCGGAAGGGGCTGGCAACGGCCTGGATCGCGCCGCGGAGACTATCGCTGAACCACGCCATGCTCGCCGGGGTATGGGTGAGGCGGGGGAGGGGTTACCGCCGTCAGAGCAGCGAGGCCATGTCGAACGGCTTGGCGCCGGCGAGCATCAGCTCCGTCAGCGCCCAGACAAGCGCGTCCGCCCGATCGGGTGATCCGTCACCCACGTAGCCCGACGCGGTGAAGTTACACATCTGGTCCTCGAGGTCGCCGAACACCCCGACGTGCGACACCTTGCCCTGCTCGTAGAGGGCGGCGATCGGCTCGGCACGGACGACCTTGCCGCGGGTGGCGTCAACCGGCTTGAAGGGCACGGTCTTGTCGGTGGTCTGGACGATCGCCCGGACCATGTCGCCGCCGTAGTTCTTCTCGCCGACGACGCGGTCGCCGCCCCAGCGTTGGAAGCGCTCGACCGTGCGCCGGCCCCAGCCTTCGGGCGAGAGGTTGCACGTCGCATCCTCGAATACGTAGCCGCGACCGTCGACGCCTAGACCGGCGACCACGATGCCGACGTCGTCGCCGTTGCCATCGCCCTTGGTGCCGCTGGGATCGACCGACACGACGACGCGCTGCATGTCGATGCGGGAGCCGGCATACTCGACCACCGGCTTGCCCACGTCGCCAACCAGCCTGGCACGGAACCGATCAATGCCTGGGATAGGCCCGCCCTCGCTCTGGCGATCCTCCAACGCCCACAGCGCGCCGTTGACCTCGCTCGCCCACTCCCCCGCCTCGAAGCGCAACCGCTTGGCCGCGGACATCGACGCCAGCACCTCGAAATACTCGGCGGGCAGGTTGTCGGCATTGTCGGCCGGATTGACCTTCATCTCGGCGTAGTCGTCGGGGTTCGGCAGCGGCTCCTTGGTGCCCGGCTTCACCTTGGCGCGGAACAGCTGGTACGACCAGTGGAGCTTCGACGGCGGGTTGCAGTCGAAGTAGGCCTTCAGCGCGAGGTGCGTGCGGCCCGTGGCGGACGCGATCGCTGCATCGAGCGGCACCTTCTGGGCGAGGCGCGACATCGCCGTCTCGATCGAGCCCCACGGTATTTGGCTCGACTCGTTGAAGTAGAGGGTCACGTACTCGGCGCCGAGGATCTTCTCGACCCGCTCCTTGTCGTCTAGGCCGGCGATCCAGATTTGCGAGCCGTTGGGCAGCTCCAGGTAGAAGTCGGTCTTGTCGAACCGCGCCCGCACCGTCGGGAAGCACAGCTTGAGCACCTTGGGCATGGTGTCGGCCCAGATGCTGGTCTTGGCGTGGTTGAACCGGAAGCGGAAGATCGCGTGGCGGCTGGCGGGCGCGTTGATGGCGCGTTGAATAATCGCGCGGACGAGGAGGAACGTCTTCCCGGATCGCGAGCCGCCGCGGAGCATGATGTTGCGGGCGGGACCGGCGAGGAGGCGGTTGGCTTCGCGCTGGCGGGGGGTGAGGGTGGCGGGGGTCACGCGGTAGCCGTGTTTGCCGCCTCGCGCGCCTTCGCTTCGGCAAGGCTGATCTTGCCAGCTGGGAGAAACAGCGCGTTGGCGTCCATGATGCCACTCGCCGCCAAGCGCCGCAGCACAGCTGGCGTGAAACCCTCTCCCGATCGCTCAATATCGTAGATCGCGAGGAGGCGGCGCCCAGTAAGACCGCCCTTAGTTTCCGCGCACGATCGGCACCAATCCACCGTCCCCCACATGCGGACAATGGGAACGGCGTCGCGTCGCAAGCAGCAACGGCAATATGGCGGCTTCACGCGTCCACCTTCGCCCGCACAGGCACCCGCTTCCCCACTGTGCGGTCCGCCCCGGTGTCGGTCAGGATGATCTTGCGGAAGCCGCGGCTGTCGTAGGCTGTCGCAACATCGCCCACGAAGAACAGGAAGAAGCACGAGACACCCCCGCCGTCACCGATCGCGTAGCGCACGTCCCTGACCATGAACTTCTGGCCGGCACGTGGGTCGCTTGGTGTCGGGGCGCGCCACGTGCTCGAGACACACTCCGCCATGTCCCCCGGCTTCCAGTCGACCGACGTCGGGCCGACGTGGACGGGCTGGCGGCGGCAGAAGGGCCAGATCATCGCCAGTCCTCCACGTTCACGAGGCGCCACACGGCAACGACGTTGGCGAGCATGATCAGCACCACGATGAGAGCCGTCCCGCCAGCTGGCTCTGGCGGCGCCCGGGCTTTCAGCATGCCTTCGGTCTCGCAGACCCAAGCGATGAAGTTGAACAAAGCGACGGTGTCGAACATCGCGACGGCGCCAGCGAACATGCGCCACCCGCTCACGCTGCATCCCCCTTGGGCCGCATCCATTGCGGCTCGCCCATCTTCCGTTTCTCGACCATTCCCCGGCGATGCAATGCGTTGGCATGCTTGGCGGCGTTTTCGGTCATCCCCGTTTGCCCAGTGACCGCGTATAGCTGGTCAGCAGTCATCCATGCGCCCGGCTGCATCGCCGAAAACGTCGCCGCTTGACGAGCTGTCAGGGGCCGCGTGCGCTCGGCGGCTAGTTTCGCGCGCCGGAGCCCGCTCACAGCCCCGCGTCCTCGTTCGACACGGTCAGCGCCATCGGTCCGCCGTCCGCACCAGCATGCTTGATCATCTCGCCGTACCGCTTGGGGTCCCACTTCGCGAGCAGCTTGAGCCGGGTCTCGACGCGCAGCTTGGAGCGCATCAGCCATTCCTTGTTAGGGATGGGGCCGTGCGCCGTCTCGATGGTGTCCTGCTCGGTGACCTCGTCGGCGATCGCGAGGGCGTCCAATGCGATCTGGTCGTGGCCCTTCTCGCGCGCGCGCGCGATGTCTTCGGAAAGGCTCTCGTCCGCCTGGCACCACTCCCAGAACGTCGTGTAGCCGGGCATCCCTTCGCCGGCGCATAGCACCGTCATCGGCGTGCCCTTCTCGAGCCCGGCGACGATCGTAGCGATCGCGGTGGCACGCTGTTCGGCGCTGTAGGTCATGCTCCATCTCCTATCGCCGCTACCGGCCGCGGTTGAACCGCCGTCATCGTCCTGCCCAACACGTACCGCCGAGCCCGCTGCCTTTTCTCAGCGACGTAAGCCGCCCTGGCCGCGGCAAGCTCCTCCCGGCCTTCCTCGTCGATCCACCGGCGGATGCAGCGCCAGTTCGCGTTGAGCTCCTCCTCAATCCCGTCCCACCCCATGCGAATGTAGACCTCGCGGAAGTTGTCCGGCTTCTTGCGGTATGGCCGGATCAAACCCGTGTCGGGCTTGCGCTTCGTCGCGGTCATCGG